CAGCTGTAGTAGCCATGATGCTCTTCCTCCAGATTTATTTACTATTGCAGTAAAGAGCTACTGCTCCTTACCAAATGATTAACGCGAACTGCGCTCTGGTCTTAGCAGAGGCATACGCGGGTCAGATTCACGCATGTAGTTCCTATCGACAGCTTCAGCCTGATTTTGTGCAGTCTCTAGCTGACCATAGATGCGGTCGTCTCTGTCTTGGGTCGGGATAGCACAAAGCAATAACCCACCAACTTCGATGTTGTCCTTAAAACGAGAATCAACATCTGACATGATGTGCAGCTCAGGATATTCATCTGCCTTTACGGGCACATAACCATCACGGAACCTCCCAGAAACATTTGTCATGTCTGCATTACCCAATGTAGATGTGCGAATCCAACGGAAGGAAAGTCCATCGCGTGGTTCGGGGGTAGGCAGCATTGACGAGCGCTTCCAAGGTTTACGACGTTCTCCCGCTTCGCGGGTTTCAGTTGTACGTGGTTTACGATCAGCCATTTTGCATATCCTTCAGCTTTTGCGCCGCATAATCTTTGTTAGACACTCCGAGACGCTTGGCGATTGCGGCCTCAGACGAGGTAATGACAACTTTGTTGCGTGATGCGGAAGTATTTCTACCTCCCGGGGCCACCACGGAGCCAGCCTTACGTTGTGGTTGTCGAACCTCGGGTTCCACGTCCGCAAAGCGATCTGGGTAACGAGACCGTAAAGCCTCATTTATCTTATCATAGTACACTTCACTAGTAGAATCAACGCCAGACTCCAGTAGTTCTTCATGTACGAGCATAGCGTAACGTGTCATAGGCTTATCACGCTGGAACCAATCGTTCTCAGCTACCCATTTCTGCGCTCGCCCATCGGGTTTAGCTACCCGAGGTGCTGCTTGTGGTGCCGGTGCTGGGGCTGATTGATCTTGCAAAGCCGCCTTTGCGGGTTTCCAGTGTTCAACGCGTTCAGACTGCATCTGTAGCTTAGATAGAGCCATCTGCGCTTCTAGAACAGCATCAGCGTCACCAGCTTCGTAGGCTTCTTTATAAGCCCGTTTGGCTGTTGTAAGCTCAGATGCTACGCGTGCCTTAGCCTCATTGACCAATACACCCTCACCCTCGGAAAGGTTCTTGCGTAAACGATCGGCTTCGTTCTTCTGCGACTCAGCATACTGAACTGCGGCTTCCCGTTCGCGCTCGGCTTCTTCCTTGCGGCGACGCTCTTCGTGGTACTCAAACTTCAGCTTCTTGATACGCTTTTGTACCGAGTCGCTGTGCTTTTCGAGTTCCTCGTCTTCTGGGATATCAGCTTCGGCGTCCGCTGCACGGCGTGGACGACCTTTATCTTCATCTGGAGTATCGTCTTCGACCTCCACTTCAAAGTCACCGTCGTCGGACATATCTACTTCAACGGCATCTGCTTCGAGTTCTTCGTTCTCGACTGCAACATTACTATCTATCATGCGCGTGTATACCCCCGTGGGTCTTCAACTACAGCTTCGACTGTATCATCGTTGATGATGCGAAACTCTTTGTTATCTACCTTAAAGCGCGTACCTGAGTACGAACGGAAGATGATAAAGTCGCCTTCTTCGCACCATGCGCCGTTGGGGAACCGGTCTTTATCCGTATAGGCTTCTGTGCCCACACTGATAACGTACCCGATAATGGAAGCAGTCTCTTCCATATGTTTTATTGAGTCCGGCATATAGACGCCGCCCTCTGATTTTCCGTGTAATTCTGGGATTGCGATGAGGAGTTTGTAGCCTTTAGGTTCTGGCAGCTTTGCCAGTACGTTCTCGTCATCCACCTTCAAGTTGGTAGCGTTCATCTTAGTCTCCTGCAGTGATTAAAGGCTCACAGCGCCCTTTGCGTGGGTCAATCCACGTTATGAGGTATTTCTACACGTATGATGTTTAATCATCAACGTATCTTTTTTCGATGTCTTTAACCTCGGCACGTACGATACTAAGGGCCTCGTACTTCCCGACAAGTTTCCAGTAGGTTTCTTGGTCCTTGGCACCGCCCTCGGCTAGATGCTCCTGTATGGATATGCGGCTTTCGTCGATACGCGCCAGTACAGTGTGGAAAATATTATCAGCCATCTAAATCTACCCTCTCCGCGACTTCCATAGCCAGTCTAACTGCAGATTCTTTCTGGTCAGTCTCAAGTTCAGCCACTTTAAGCGCGATGCGTGCTGCCTCTTTCTCTTCTTCAGAGGTAATACGTTCTTGCTGCAAGCGAGCGTTCTCTTGCTTGGCCATAGCGTCCATATCGAGCTTCAGCTTGTCCATCTCGATCTTGTGCTTCAGCTCGGTCTCTTTAATCATCAGCTCACGCTGTTGGATTTGAGTGAGCGGATCAGCCTGCTGTTGTGCAGCTTGTTCTGCAGCGGCTTCGGCTTGGTCCTTCTTGAACAGCTTCTCTGCTGCTTGCGCGACCAGACGTGACACTTGGAGTTCTACATCTTCTGGTAGCGGTGCTTCTGGGTCTGGGAGTTCCACACCGAGCTGTTTCTGTATCTCTACACGATACTGCAGGGCTACGTGCTCTGTAATGTGAGACATCATAGCGGACTGAATTGCGCTTGCGAACGGCGATTGCCCAACGATCTGCTGGATTTTCGGGTCTTGCATAGCCATCATGTGTGTCTGGATGTGGGCCTCGTGGTCCTGATATGCGAAAGCCTTTACCGGCTCCTGCTTCAAGATAGCCATGTTTTCCGTCACTGGGTCGGCAGGTTTGATGTCTTCCGGCAGCTTGATGATATCCTCGGCATCCTTAATACCCAGAACTTCGAGCATCTGGCGGTGCAGTTTACCCATATCGTACATCTGTGGTGCTTGCTGGGACAACTGTAGCGCAGCTTGATACTGCATGATGCGCTGTGCCATTGTAGCCGCGTTAGGGTCAGACACCGGAATTACGTCCACTCGACCATCAAAGTCGGAGATACGGTCAGCAGGCTCGTCCATCTCGTAAGCGTACTCTGCGGGCATATAGTCATGCACAATTCGTGCCAAGATACGTAGCTCTTGCTTCATTGCAGCGTGGAGACGGGCTTGAATCCCAGACATCACCTGCATTGAACGCTCCATTAGGGCTAGAGTCGTTCCTACGGGGGCCTGAGCGCTTATATCGCCTATTTGGATGTCACCCACCGCACCAATGCGTCTACCCTCGTCTACGACGTTCCCAAGCAGTGAGTATAGCACGCTTGATGGTTCTTTGTAGGGTAGGGGCACAATCGCGTCCTTGATCGTACCAGCGGGCACGTCAACGTCTCTGAACTCACCCGGCATGATTGGGGTGTTATCCCCAGTAATACGCATACCACGGGCCTTAAAGCCTGCAGGTAGGTTGGAGAGTGTACCTGCGTCGATCAACTGGCGCATGATAGAAGTAGCAGATTTGGTCAAACCACCAAGTGTGTGGATGAGGCCCGTGCCGTAGAAGCCCATTCCGGGTAGGTAAGGGTAGTGAACGACGTGCATGCGCTTCTCGCGCTTCATGTCTTCCTCGTACCAATTACGGCGGATAGCCAATACAATACTGGAGGATTTGTCGATTGTAACCACGTATGGCAGCGAAACACCGTCTATATCGTCAAACGGCTCCGGCAAGTCCAAGTCTACGTGCATCTCTAGTAGAGTGTGGCGAGGATCATCAGAGAATGTAGGCTCAGAGCCTTCCAGCTCGTTGTACTTATCTTCAATGTCGGAGGTCTCAGAAGTGGCAGCGGGTAGTTCGATATCACGGTAGAAACCGTTTACCTGCAGCTTCAGGATTTCTTCCGATGTACGCTTCATAACGTGCGTAAACCGTGGTGCTGTGCGGAGATTCGATGATCCGTGGGACACTACAAGGTCTTCTGCAGGTACAAACTGTGCCACAGGGCGCTCGGTGAGGGGATCAAAGTAGATTTTCTTGAACGCGGAGCCCGCCATTGGCAGTTTGAACAGCATTTGCTCCATCTCGTCGCGGTAATCAGGCATCCGCTCGGTAATCAAGTAGTTTAGTTCGGTCTCGACGCGTTGAGCCTGCTCAAACTTCTCAGGTGTCAACTTACCCATGATCTTACTGCGGACTGGTCCAGCAGCGGGCATAAGCTCGCCCATAGCTTGTGCTTGGAACTTTATAACCGCTTCGGTCATCATAGGGTGGTAGAC